CTGTGTGGTGGCTGTACTTGCCTGAGTAGTGGCCGTTGTGGCAGACGCCGCAGCAGCCGTAGCCGATGATGCCGCTTCTGATGCTTTTGTGGTCGCAGTGTCCTTATGACCAGAGGCAGTAGACGCAGAACTTGCCGCATTTGTAGCCGATGTCGATGCTTCTGAGGCTTTTGTCGTCGCTGTTGTGGCTGATGATGCAGCCGAAGTGGCTGATGATGCCGCATTTGTGGCGCTTGTTGCAGCCTCACTGGCCTTTGTTGTGGCTGTCGTGGCGTTTGTTGCAGCGTTCTGAATGGCACTAAGGTTGTTCGTTATGTTTGTCATGTTGGTCGTTTGACCAGCGACGGTTGTTACATTGCTGCTTATTCCTGCAACCGTAGTTACATTGGCTTTAATAGCAGCAAGGCCAGAGATAGCATCTGTAGCTGTTGTGCCGTCTTCAATGTCAGCAAGTGCTGCAATGTCAGCAGAAGCTGCTGATACCGTCTGTACATCTGATATAGATGGGCCAGATTCAACAGCGCCAGTGGTTGCATTGAATGCCAGTGTCTTGCCCTTACGGGTATCTACATCTGGCAAGCTAAGAGCAACATCAGAATCAAAGTCAGTCAGTCTAAGTGATCGATCAATGTCATCTTTAAGATCTGCTTGAATCGCTATGATCTTGTCGAGTTCAGTATTCAGAGAAGCAACAGCAAACGGGCCTGATGTCTGGAAGTCAGTCGTTCTTTGGAGTGCAATACTGCGCGTTATGACTACTGTGCTGTTCCCTGATGCGCCTGTGACCGACATAGTGATCGACCCAGTTGCGCCAGAGCCACCAGAAGCAAGCGTATAGTGCGTTGTTTTAGATTTTAGGGTGCCATCAACGTAAACCTTCAGATCGTCCAAGTCGAAAAACTCAAACGGCACCGTGAAAGTTGTTTGCGTTACACCAGAGTTTACGGTGTAGGAAATACGCGGATCGTTATCTGATAAGCTAATAGTCATATCATCCTCATATCATGCACTAATGCAGCACTCCACGCACATTACTGGAACCAATCTTGGTACAACGCGATTGCCGGGGTTGTGGGATAGTTGTAGCGAAACTGTTCTGCTGCTTCGTCTGTGTCGCCTTCAAGCCACGCTTTGCCAGCCTTGCCCCATGCAAACAAAAGACCGGGGCCAGCACCAAGTGGCTCAGTAAGGGCATCACCTATTGTTGGATTGTATTTAGGACGCAGTAGCGTGTCGTCTGCTTCCATCATACCCATGCCAATAGCTGTATGAGTCGCTATGTAACCAAGCTCGTTATAGATACCAAACAAGCCAGACTGATCTACAACCCTCTGGAACACCTCAGCGTTAGATCTTGCATCAAACCACCAGTCATCATTCTTCAAGCGAAGCACACCATACCCAAGTGCAAGCAGCGATATACCGCCAATAAGACGATGCTGCTTCATAGGATCAAACATGCCAGCTGTAATGCGGTTAGTAGCGCCAAGAATAAAGTTAAAGAACTGGAATGGCAGGGTCATCATGTGTGATTCAATACGAACCATTTTGATGTTTGCTGTTGATGCACGGGGATCAGGCGACCAGTCCCCCGGCAGCGCATCCATCCACCCACGCTTTCGTGCATATAAAACACCATCCATAATGCGCGGCTTATCAAACGCATTTGCATGGATAATTGTATTGCCCATGCCGATATTAAGTGCTGTCTGGAACTTGCGGTAAATCTCACGATCCCGCTCAGTTTTCATCGGCCAGTTATCAGAATTCGCAAAGACATACCTGTTGCCTTTCTCATAAGGATAGCTGGCAATGATCTTAGCATCTTCATCCGTAAGGCCAGCACGCTTGAGATCAATAACATCAGCGCGTTTAGCCGTGCCATTCTGCATCGCAATCATAGTCTGCATGTATTTTGATGAACGATGAGTATGATCAATCTTTTTAAAATAATAAGTGATAGCCCCAAGGCCATTACCCAGAACTGGAATGTTGTAATAAGCACGCGTGACAGGATTGAAAATACGCTCCTGCAAGTTTGGATTTATGCCCTCTATATTATCTTGGATAAGACGCTGCTGAACGCCAGACAGTGCAAGCTCTGTAGCCTCTCCTGTATGGATTAACTCTTTTCCAGCCTTCCTCATAAGGATACGGTCAGTTTCAGTGCGGAACGGATTGAACATCTTACGAACTGTATGTTCCATGATGATGTTGCCAACATCTGTAATCGAAGCAACAGCAGCCGCATCCAGATAAGCCATGCCAGCAATTTCCTGCAAAGCTTTGCCGGCCTGTGCATCAATACGGTCAGGGTTCTTTACATGCTCACCCATCACCCGCTCGTAATCGAACAAGAAATCCTGCCGTAGTTGCTGTCGCTTCTTTTCTGGGAAGCCAGCAGCAACCATGTCTGCGTCATGATCTTCAAGAATGTCATCGATGCTGCGCTGACCAAAGTTCCTGTGAAACTCAATCCGCTTACCAACACGGCTCACATAAGATTGAATAACGCGCGGCTCTTTAATGATGAAATCAGCAATCAAATACTCAGGGATATCGATCATGCGGTGACGCAAGTGCTTACCCTTGGAGGGGCCAGCCATGACATCAAGATGTGTTTCGGGCGTGCCTTCTTCCAAGATTGCAGCGACTGCATCCTTGGCTATCGCTTCTGGTGATCTGTTGGATGCTACAGCCTCAAAGCGTTTAGTCTCTTCATTGTACATTTTCTTAAGAGGATGATTGCGTATCCAGTCTGCAAAAATACGCTCCAGCTTCTTGGCATTATCACCTTTTAAAAGCTTGCCCTTATCGTAATAGATCGGGAATGCGTAACGCTCGTTGTAACCAAGCTCATAGAGATCTTTGTAAAACTTGACGGCTTCTTCAGCCTTAGCAACAGCTTCTGCTTGTTTGGCTGTACGGAAATTGCCGCCAGTTTCCCTGACGACAGTATCTATAAAGTCCTGATAATCAGCAGCACGCTGCAAAAACTTTGCACCATCAGCAATGATGTTTAGCTCAACCAGTTCTTGCCGGTATTCCTTGAAGAATTGATCAAGGCGCTCAACAGCCTTGTTGTAGTTCTCACCATGAAGCGAGGCATCGTACTTCTTGCCCTGCTTTTGCAAGCGGCCTTCAACAACAGTGGCAAACCAATCCTCGTATGACTTGGCATTCATACGCTTTGCAACAAGTGCATCAGTGTTATAGCCAAGTATCTTGGTTGATTGCTCTCTATTCAGAACATCAAGCGACCACAGCTTCTGCATCTCTGCGTTCAGCGCAATACCACGCGCTATATGTGTCTTAGCTGCACGAGAAACTGACTGATGCTGCGTTTTATTGCTCTCAATGCCAGCCATGCGGTACTGATCAACGCCAGCAAGCAGATGATAATCACGCTGCATTGTGCCGGTGCCATTCGACATGATCCGTTTGCCAGGTGTAGATAAAAACTTATAGAAGACAGACTTGGTGTAGGCCGTATCAGCCACACCATAGCCGGTTGTCATGCGGTTATAAGCTTCCTTGGCTGTTCGATCATAGAACGCAGCCTGTGTCTCGCCCGGTTTGCGCGGATTGCGCCGCCGCACAATCTCACGGTTGACCGAATAGTCGCGCCACTCAGATGGCGTTTTAAAATCTGTCTCACGAAATGGTGAAGAACCCCGGACTTCTTCACTAGTCCAAACCCGCTTGTTAAACTCCTCTGCAATGATCTCATCATCAACAGAGATATTTTTGCCCTTGGTGAAAACAGCTTTGCGCTGTGCCAGCTTACGCTTATAGGCTTTTTGCTCACCGTCATAAGCAGCGTTGGCTTTGGTTTCCTTGGCAACAACAGCTTCAGCTGCTTTGAGTTCTTTGTCAGCTGCCTTACGCGCTTTGGTAATTATTGCCAGTTCTTTATTCAGCTGCATCTGCAAGACAGTTGGCTGAATGCCTTGTGCTTTGGCCTCAATGCGTAATGCAACAAGATTGGCATCGCTTTCAGCTGGGCGCACAAGACGATTGATGCGTGCTTCATCAGCTGCAATGTCATCTCTAATCTTGCGCAGGCGTGCCAGTTCCTTTGCAGGGACACTGATCTCAACGCGGCTGCCCTTTGGCGGGTCAGGCATGGCAGCTTGTTTGTTTGCAATGTTAAAGCCGTCAACACTCTCATTCATAACAGGGCGCGGCTGATACACTTCGTTCTGCTTGGCAATAGATCTGCGATAACCAGTAACCATAGACGGCACAGAACCCAAAACCGTACCGGCAGCCGTCATGGTTGCCATATTCAAGCCAGTTTCTGTGAAGGTATTGGTTCTATCAAAGGGCGCTCTGATGCCCTCGGAGACAGCACCAGCAACCAAGCTGCCTTTGAAGCTGGCGCTTGCAGCCTGACCTACAGTCATACCGCCTCGTGCCATCAGTCCCATCTGCCCCCAGATTGGAATGGCAAATGAAATGTTCAAAGGATCAGTCAGCGCACCAATCCATACTCCAGCATTCCAGAAGCCAGCTTCACCAAGCGTTTGTTTATTAGCTAAGCGTCTGTCGATATCACCCTTAATCCAAGACAGATGTTCAGCATTACGCGCACGCGCCAACTCATTCAGATACTCTTCATACCCGCTGTAATTCTCTTCAGTGAATGGGTCAAACTCAGGCTGATAAGACTCTCCAAAAAACTCTACCTGTTCACTGATACGATCAATGACTGGCGACCATTGATAACCCCATGTTGCTTTAAACGCTTCCCAGACACCAACATCCGAAAAGCGCCCTTCAGTAACATCCTCGTTATTAGGCAGAACATAGACGGAATCAATTTCACTCATCAGCTAAAACGCCTTCGTTGAAACCTTTAACAATTTCTTCCAAGTTTTCGGCTGTCTCAGGCTCCATGCCTGTCATTGCTAACGTACGCAGAGCGCGTGCTTCGTCTAGCTTTTTATCCAAAGCTGCATCGAATGCAGATTTCATACTGGCCGCGCGATTTACATTTGAAGAATTAATAACAAGCGGTCTGCCTTCAGAGTTGGGCAAATACTGGCCTTCCGCATCTACTACAAACCAACGTATCTGACGGTTGGTTGACTGAGAGCTTGGATAAAGAAAGTAATCAGTACCCAACACACCAGTGTTACCTGTGACGCTTGTGATTCTTTTGTTTACAAAGTCAGCAAATGCACCTTGCGACTGATCATCAGGATAAAACCGTTCTGGCGCAAATTCAGAGCGGGTTATCTCTGCGCGGTATCCAATATTATCCGGCATTTTAATAAGATCAGTCTTTGCATAGATAGCGTCGATTGCGCTCTCCAGCATGCCATCTGCTTCACTTGTAGACAGGAACGCATAAGCTGGTTGAGCAATTACCATCAAGCGATCTACAGCACCAGCTGGCAAACCCTTAACAAGTTTTTCTTCTCTCATATGATCAATTATAGATTGACGCGCATTACGCCCACCAAGCTTAGAAATCACACCATCTTGAATGGCTTTGGCACGATCTGAGCCAGCTGACCCTGCGTAAATACCCCCACCTTGCAAAATTGAATCAATGCCAAAGGTATTGATCCATGTATCCATATTGTTGAAGAAAATGACGGCTTCATCTGACAAGCCTTTGTCGGTTGGTATATCGCCGCTTCTGCCGATGCCTTGCGTAACTGTCTGGAAGATAGTCACTGCATTCTGCAATTCCTTTTCACTAAGATCTCTGTTAGTTCCATCAGCAATACCATTGAGCAAATCTTGAAGAGCGGTTGGCAAAATATTGCCATTAACGATTGCTTTGTGCGGTACGCCTTCAGGATTTTGCACCAGCGCTACAGCATTATCACTAAGCCAGCCGCGCCTGTCTTGGCTAACCCCAATAGATTCCCAATAGCTACCAAACGCATTCTTTAATTGTTTATCACCTGACGTGTTGTTGCCAGTAGAAAGATTGGCAACCAAATCAACAACGACCTTTTGTTCTGCTTGTTGCCTTAAATAGCCAGAATAAAAGTTCATATGTTCTTTAAGATCAGCGGCTATTGCACGCCGGGTTGCATCATCTCGTATGGCAAATGTATCAAAGTCTGCTAATGGACTTCTTGGGTCATCAAATTTATACGAAGAGCCAATCTCTAGCGCTCGTATCATTTCAAAAGCAATTTCCATATCGCCTGAGCGCATGGCTTCATCTAAATCTGACTTCAACAAAGACCCGTAAAAATCACGATCCATTCTGTTTTTTTGATCTGATACAAAGCCAGCCGTGTAAATGCCGCCCCCCTCTGGGGACATGCCTCTTTTTAGCTCGTCTTCCAAACCCTTACGCAGAGCAACAGCAGCAGTAATACTTTTTCCATCACCTAATGATGCAAGGCCAGCAATTTGCGTTGATGCGTCTCTGAAGCGCAGCCGCTCAGATTCAATAAACGCTTGCCGTTCTATGCGCTTTTCAGTCAGCACCATTGATTGCTTATGCTGAAGAAGCGAGAGCGATCCGCTATTCTCTAATGCGTCTTTGGCAACAAACTCAAAATCAGGTGGAACAGCATCAAGCAATCCCTGCAAAGCAACAGTAGCTGTTGTTTCAAACTCGGTACTATTTTTTGATGCCGCACGCTGCTCCAAAAGAACCGCTTCAACATCACGGTTAAAAGCAGCAGCATACTTACGCTCAATCAATGGACGAGCAGCATCTTGTGCAACAACAGACAGATCATCAAACGCATCAACAAACTGCGTTCTGCCTTCAGCATCCTTAATAGATGTAACAAGCTGGGTGCGTGCAAACTCTTGCCCAGCACGTTGCTGTTGGTCTACAGCCTGACGATACAAAGAATCAGAAATACGCGCATTAGCACGTTGCAAAGCTTCTGTTACATAGCCAGAACCACTGTCAGTATTGATGGACCTGACTTGCGCTGTGAATACCTGATTGCCTTTTGATTTGATTACACCAGCCATTAATCATCACCACCCGGCGTTACATTTTGGAATCTCAGGTAATTTGAATAACCACTAGATAGCCCATCAAGCAGGATAGAGCGTGCGCGGTTCTCGCCCCTTGCTCTTGCAACACGACCCTCAAACAATGATTGAGATACATTGGCTAGAGTGTTTGTTGCTATACGCGCAGCATCGGTTCCAGCATCACGTCGAATGCGATTAGTAATAGCATCGATGCTTCTGTCAGCCCGTCCTGCATAAGCGGCCAATGCATTGTTTGTAGATATCAACACATCCAAATCACGCATACGTTTGTTATGCGCTTCCATACCTTGCAGCTTGGCATTCTCTGCTTGGCTTTTTGCCTGCGCTTCTGCACTGCGTGCTTCAGCACGGGCAGAAGTTATGCCATTAATTGTAGAGAAAATCTGAAGTGCCATAAGAGGGTTCATTAGAATGCCAACTCCATAACCATACCGTTCAGCTGCAAGGCCATCGGAGCAGACTGCGATACCGTAACAGTCGGATCACGATCAAAGCCCAAGACAAAGAACTCACGCTTGCCAGAGATGGCTGTGCGTGCCGTTGAGAAATCATCTCTGACTTGCCGAATAATTAGGTCTGTCCCATCTACAGACACAGACAATGTTTCTTGAAGATCTAGTATGACAGATGCAATTCGGCGCTGCTGACCTGTAACCGGCCCAGTAGCAAGGCTTCCATCAACAGGCAGGGTCTGCATCTGAGGGGTAAAAGCAAACCCAATAAATGCAGTCGACGCAGTTGCATCAACAGCAGACACATCAACATTGCCGCCAGCTACTGTAAACTCGCCCAAGTAATCAGTGCCGCTTACAACCTTGACTACAGCACCATTAGAGAACGCGGCGCTCACATCAAAGACACCACTGCTGCCAGAATATGAATTACAGTAATCCATAGGCTGCGCGTCTTGAAATTCTTCAAGATAGAACTTGTTTGTGCCTGATCCATTGTTACGGATTGCAACAGTGAACAAACGATCACCTACAGATGCTATCGAATGGAAACTGCCGCTCGTCTCCCACAATGACCAGCCTTGCCGTTTATCACCTCTCATGGAATAGAACACAGCAATATTGCCATCAGAGTTTACATAAAATGCATAACTCTCCGGCTTGCCAAGAGCGCCCTTGGTTGCTGACTGCTGCAATGGATTGTTGATTAAATGAGAAGAAAGAACCGATATGTCGGTTGATACATATGCACCTTCAGTATCACTAAAGATGTATTCGCGTACCGCATTGCCAGCTTTCTGGACAAATAGTGTTGCCCCATCAAACGGTGTTGGCGTTACAAACGAGGAGCCAAACGGGGTTTGCTTTCTGACTTGGGCAGTGGCCGGAGTAACAGGCGTGCTACTAAATGCCGGAATATAGAACTCAGATTCACTAGCAAAGATCTGAAGGTCACGATTTGAAACCAAGTGGCGTATCTGATCAAACGATCCAACATTACCCGTAACATCAATCGAATCATCATCTTCGCCATTTCCTACATCAAAGTTAAAGAAGCGTGCGCTTTTGGATGCCCAAAGATGATTTGGCTGGGCTTGTGTTCCAGCAAACCATAAACGTCCTTCATGGAAGGTAAGTGATGATGGGTAGCCACGCAGCGCAGAATAAGATTGCTCTGCCCATTTTGTTGTAGCTGCGCCCGTTGCAATACGCGGTGAGCCACCACCTACTGCTGATGATGTTGCGCTTGCAGCTGCTGTTATTTCGTAGGTGTTTTCATTGATGACACCAGCCACCGTTCTACTACCATTGATGTTCGATGCGCTAATCCCGCCAATCCCCGCAGCGCGATCAATAGTGATCGAAGCACTTGGTGCAAGACCGTGGCCCACATGAGTGACCAAAACACGGTCACTGCCTTCCACAGTTTCCAAAGCATCAATAGCAAGCTGTTGGCGTAGGGTACCGTTGATCGTCCCTGTAACCACTGTGGAGCTTGTGAATCCAGTAATATCAACATCTGTTTCATTGACGAGTAATACCGTCCCAACATGAGCAGCCTCAAAGTAAGGAGAGCTTGCAGTAAAGGTAACGCCGCTACCCGTTGTTGCTGATGCTGATAGCGTTACACCTACATTCTGAAAGCTATGATAGGGTTGAAATACACGGGTAGAATCAGTCGATTGCTCAAATGCAAATGTCTCAAGTTGAAAGGTAGTCAGCCCAGTACGAACCAGTTTCCTAATCATAAATGTTGTGTGGGTGATAAACATAATATCACCAGCTTGTGCAAAGTTTAACTCACCCACTTTGGATTGATTAAACGGCAAAGCAGCTGATGATGTGTCAGCAGTAATAGTCTGAATATGCGATATGCTTTCATCTGGCATCAAACGCCAGATATCAATGCGTGCATCGCTAAAGCCAATGAGATAACGCTCATCATCAGAAAAAACAAAAGGCTCTATACGAAGTTGCAAGCCTGTTGCCGAACCAGAATATGAAAGAGAACTTTCATACCAGACCCGTGTCCCTGCACGCTTTTCAATGCCGCCTTCTGACTTGATGTAGAAGTTACGCAACTTTTGCGCTGCATGCGTATAGATGTTGGCATCAGTACGAGAACGCAAAGAAGGACTGACCTCTCCGTAATCGAAGCTAGTCAGAGGGATTCTTATACGCGGCATTAGCTTAACCTTTCAGTCTTAAACCGATTGGTTGAAAGCTTGCGGGTTGTTTGCTGCTGGCTATCCAGGTTGCGGGCTTTGGCCATAAGCATATTGGCCTTGTCATCCATTGCTTTGGTAAGGCCTTCATCACGAGCAATGCTGGATGCAAAGATACTGGCCAGCTGGTATTCGACAGCTAATGTAAAGTAAGACGGCCAATCCTGCTCGTTTGCACGATAGCTGTAATCAGCAACAACCTCATCTGAGGTGCTTAGGTTTGCAAATGCCTTGTCGCCATACACTGTATATTCGACAACCAGATCATTTACCGTAAGCGCGTGCAGCATCAGCATGTCTGACGGCAGCTGATAAGCACGATCAAAGCGCCCTGTGGGCGCATCTGTTAATACATTGAGGACAGCTTGATTTGTGGCAAAGCGCCAACGCGATGCACATAATGCTGACTGCGCCACATCTTCATACATATTGTTTGCGACTGTTGCTTCTGTGCTTGTGTCGTCAAACGATGTAATCGGGTTTGCACCGATCAATGTGAGAGCGCGTGCAGCAATATCAACTGATGAGTTAGCTACCGTAGATGCCATCTATTTGGGTGGAGGCGAGTGTAGGGAGATATGATGCCACCCGCCTCCTAACTCCATTAGTCGCCGTCTGTTTCTGCGACAGCTGTGCCATCAGACACATCAACCGCAGTACCATTGTTCGACAGCACACTTACAAAACTGGTTGTAGGTGTGTTGGTATCTTGAACAATGATCAGATCACGGACATTCAGCATTGCGGCTGCATCGTTGAAATAGTTTGCACTATTTACAGCTGCGATTGCGTCAGTCGTTTGGTAAATCCAGAGATTTACCCCACTTGCTCCACCAATCCTGTGGAGTCCTGCTGCTGCATAAGCCATTACAAACCTCCTTTAAGAATTGTTGTCGAGGACTTCGTAGACACCGTTGTCATTGATAACAACTGCGCCCATCGACATCATCGAGGTGGTTAGGTGAGATACCTTCTCAGGGATGTAATTCACTTCCGTAGATACATCCGCGTTCACGCCAATGCCGACAGCATTGCTGTGATACGCCATGTTCTTACCGGCAGTGATTGCAGAGGTTGAGAAGATATTGAAGCCAAGGAACTGCTTCATTGTCATGCCGCCAGCATAGGGCAGATTCTGCTCACCAACATAATCCGACGATGCGAATTCGTTGATCAGGAACAGGTCAGCAAACCCTTTAGGGTGCATGGCAAGGTAGCGGCTACCGTCTTCTGGAACATCGGCAGAACCGAATGTCTCAAACAAACTCAGCAGATCAGCCTTTTCAAGTGCTGAACTTGTGTCATGAATCTGTGTGCTGTTCGCACCAGCATCCATTGCTGCGTAGATAATTTCGTCAGTCTTACGACCAAGAGCAGCAGCAGATGACGTTGCTACAGCCTGACGCTCATCAATGTTTGTCTTCAACTCGTCCAGCTTATCGACATATTCAGCTGCATAGAAGTCAGCCATAGTCGACTCAACGGTTGTGTGTGCAAGCTCCATAGGTGTTACAGAGCCATTCCGGCTTTTAGTAGAAGCAGTACCAGTACCGATTTTCTGGAAACGAACAGTGTTTCCACTCACTTGCGTGTTGCGAATGGTGTTCTTCAACTTAGAACCCATGCGCTGATACGCCATGATAACCTCGGACTCGAACTGCTTAATGAAGGCGGTATCAATCGTATTCGCCATTTTACAGTCCTTCCCTGCATAAATGCAGTAAGAGTTTCAACAGTGATCGGTTGTCCGCTTCGCTCTTCTACTGGTTATCCCAAGGGGCCATCTGTTAGACGCGGGCCGTCGTTATCTTCGAATGACACTGAATACTCTGGGGCGCAACGCACAAATCTTCTGACAGCAAACCCGTTAATCAAAGTTTCATCTTGGGCAAAAACAAAACCAAGGCGAGAAAGCCAGCGAATGCTTTTTATATGCTCGACAGGGACTACATTTTCCAAGATGTCATACTGATCTTGGAAGTAATCGACCATATCAATTACCATCTTGTGAAAGTCTTTTGCATGCTCTTCAACAGCAGGAGAGCCAAGAAGCCAGATAGAGCCTATATAGCAACCATCTTCATATACTAATGGCGAAACACCCCCCATACAGATAGGCGTTTTACCAACAAGCGCTGTAAAAGTTTCAGCATGTTCTGTGGTCAAAGGCTGGTGTAAAGCGCGCCACGGCGATGAGCCTTGGATCATACACTCACGGATATCTGTCAGCCGGAGGAGGTGCTGCAATTTACCCGCGTGTGTTGCAGTGGCACGCTTTACTATTAGCTTTCCGTATCGGCTATTGTTGGTAAAGCTTGGCAAAGCCGTCATTCACTTCTTTGATGAAAGCTTGATCACGGCTTCCCTGCTTCCAGTAACGCTCGTCATTCATCATGCCGCGCAGATCGTCTTCACTAAGCTGGCTGGAAGCCACAACATCACCTTGAACAGATGGTGCATTGATCTTACTCATGATCCTTTCAAGAGCTTCGATGCCAGCAGCTGACTGGCCAAGACGCTCAACAGCTTCGTATTGCGCTTCATCAAAGAACTGATCAGCCCACAAGCGCACAGCTTCAATGCGAGCATCCGCATTGTCACCAAGGTTCTTATGCTCTTCCTCAAGGTTAGGCATGCCAGCATTAACTGCTTCTGCGTATTTCTGGATACCAGCTTCGAATTTCTCCTGACCATATCCATTGTCATAAGAAAACTGCGCCCACCAATTAAGAAGATCGTTGTCTACAGCCTCTTCTTCATTGAGACTTTCTGGCAGCTGGTAATCGCCAACGGTAGCTGGCCTGTCCTGCCATTGCTCCTGATGTAGTTCATCCTTAATGGAAGCGCGTAAATCCTCGTCACTTTTGCCAAGCTTGCTCTCAAGATGAGAGTAAGAAGACACCAGATCTTCTGGCGTTTTGAATTTTTCTGGAAGCCATTCGGGGCGTTCTTCAACAGGTGCTTCAGCAACCGGCTCGGCTACCTCTACATTATCTGCTTCATCCATCTTGCTTTATCCTCTGTGCATGTTTCATACGTCGCTCAATCAGGCCAACTAGATATCGCTGGCCCTCCAGATGCCTGAGTTCGGCATCGCTTACATTCGCACCAGTGACTGCTTCAATGGTTATCGAACGCAAATATCGCAGCACTTCTTTGCCGTTAGGCGTGCTGAATAACGAAGCTGTATCTAATGAGATCTTGTTGTCCGCATCTTCACCGCGTGCGAACCCATCAAGTCGGAGGCGCTGTCCCGCCACTTGCTGCTCCCTGCATCTGTTGCATCTGTTGCATAGCCTGCATGATTTGATCACGCTCGGCTGCATCCCTAATCAGACCGTCTGGCACACCAAATTTCTTAGCCAAGAATGTTGCTGTCTCTTCTGAAGACACCAACAAATTGACCATCTCCGGGCCAAAGCGCATGCCGACCATTTCCAAGAACCGATCAACAGATGCGATGTCCTGATTGGCTTGCGCCTGTGCCAGTGGAGATACAGAGCGCACTTTGACTTCACGGCCATTAATGACCGGCATGTCAATGCGCCCCTGCTTCTTTAGGATATAAACAACACGCTGCAACACCGGCTGAATAAACTCAGCCTGTAATCGTCCGAAGGCAGAGCCAATGCGCCGGGAGAGGTCAGCCATTCGCTCTGCTACTTCGGTGGCAGTGGCTGGTGTTCTGTTAGGATCACCAAGCATATCATTATAAAGCGCACGCTTAATGTTGTTACGCATGTCGCTCAAGATCAGGTTAGCCACATCAAAAGAACCGGCAGCACGAATAGGCTGCAAGCCAGCGCTTGTTGGTGATTTCGGGATGATTGTACCCGGCACCAGATTAATAGAGTCTGTGTTGATTACTCCGTCATCATCCATCTGGTAGATGCCTGAGATGGCCATTTGTGCATTTTCCAGCACGAGTTCGATTGTAAGGTTCGTCGTTTTGATGGCACTGAGCGAATTGACAAGAGGGCCGCGTCCGTAAACTTCTCCGGCTGCTTTCGACCAACGGAAGCAAACAAAAGGATTTGAGCCAGCACCTTCAAACATCTCCTCATAGATTGTTTCTCTGGCTTCCTTATCGATCACAAAGAAAGCATTACGCTCGACATTGGGCTTGTCATACATACGGCATATGACTTCCAAGATTTTAATCTTCTTGTCGGGCTGGCGCATCATGCGCTCACTCATAGACTTGGAAAGCTGAGCCTTTGGGTAAGCAACAGGTATATCACGACAACGTAACTCACGCTCACGATACACATGATCAATGCGATCATCAGGCCCGTTCTCAAGAACAATTTGCGGCAGTGGTACTGCATTGAAGCGAACAGGGTTGATTGCATCACCCTCTTCAACAAGGAGGCAGCCAGTACCCACAGCAAGATCAAGGAAGCTTTCATGTGCTTCCTGTCCAAAGTTTGAGTTCTGGATAACTTCGAATACATATTCTGTAACTTCATCCAGTTCATTATTAATACGGTCACTGTCTACATCAGCAACTTCGCTGCCAGCTATGAAGTCAGCCCAACGTGCAAAGTTTGGACAGATACCGTTTTGCAAGCGTGACGCAAATTCCTGAACGCCAACAACAGCAGTCTCATCGAATATACGATCATCGCGCCGTTGGCCCGGAGTCAGGTTTGCAAACCCCTCTCGCTGCGGCAGCGCATACTCGTAACACTCATCAAACAGATTTTCGAATAACAGGCGGTGTGACTTAGCTTTGTCATATCGTTGAAGATAGTTCTTCGCTGTGCCGTGCATTACACATCCTCATAAGGATTATAAAATCCAATGCCGCCGCTCTGACTGGTTAGCAAAGAGCGCACACCAGTGCCCGAACTTGCTTTTGCGGCCATGTCATCGACACGTTTATCTCTGGTTCTGCGCCGCTGTTCTGTTTCAGCACGCATACGTTCTTGTCGCTCTGCTTCAATAGCAGGATCAGGTTGCGGCATTCTTGGTCTGACTAAGCACATGATTTCCTCTTACAACGCTGCACTAATGCAGGACAACGCACAAATTACATACGCGCCCACAAGCCTTGTCTGCGTTTCTTTGGAGCGCGGGCAAACACATCGTATTC